ATAAGAGACAGGACATATTATTTTCCCCTAGTTACCGCGCCACCACCTCTAAGGGCAATACCCATACCTCGGCCTACAATTCCACCTCCACGTTTAGTAGAAGCTTTCTTTTTATTTTTGGCTTTAATCCGTTTTACTTTTTCACCAGTAGACCTTCCCCATAAATCGGCATAGTCTGGTTCCATTTCTGTGGACTTAGGATAAGAACCAGGAAATATTCCGCGCAAGACATCCTGCACCGCGCGACTAGTGGGGCTTTTCACATGCTTACCCATATTCTTTCTAGCTTTTGCATGACGGTCAAAACTCTTCTTAGCGTCTATGTCTACTTTTTCAGGGAGATACTCTTGACGTTTACCTTTAACACCTTCTCGTTGTCGGGCTTTAGCCGCATCTAACTTCTTTTTCATTTTAGCTTTTTTACGTTGAGCTTCAATAGTACCTCGTGTCGTAGCCATTTCTAAATCCTCCAATAGCCAACCCGTTTGGGTTTATGATAATTATCTTCAATTTCATTTATTTGGAAGGCATCAAGTGGGTGATCAATCTTCCATGAATCTTTCATATATAATATAGCCATTACCATTGCATCTACTTGGTCATCATAGGTTGCATGGGGAAAGGCGGCAGCTTCATTAATTAAATCCTGTGCGAAAGGTTTGTTGGGAACCCAGACTCTTCCCGCTTCAAGTATTGGTGTTGAGGCATTAGCTCTAGTAACCTTATCTCTATCAGGGTTATATTCAAGAATAGGCAAGCCAGCCCTTCTCATATCTTGAATAAGAGACTGACCTGACGCTTTCTTCTCAATTATTATAACATCTGGCTCATAACTATCATACATCTCTTGTGCAGTACTACGCAACTCTGGATACTCTAATCTTTCTCTCATGTTACTAAGAAGGATAAGATTGGATACCATAGCTTCTGTACCATAGCTATCTGTCATAACCCTAGTAAATATTCCCCAAGTTTGAATAACAGAATAATCAGCAGTAGTCTTAGCAGAAAAAGCTGTATCACAGGTTTGGATAATAAAGTCACAATCAGGAGGATCATCACTATGTTCCCAAATCTTAAACCAATCCTTTTTAAGGATACCACCATCATCGGGTGTTGGGTCTTGCATATATAGAGATTGCCAGTACTTACTACCGTTTTGTGATCTTATTTCTATTTCATCTTTTTTTAACAACTCATTAGGCTTCCACTCAGGAAAATATGAGGAGCCTACAGGAAGGTCAAGTATATCGGAAGATGCGTCATCCAACCAAGCGGGTATCTTGATAACTTCCCATTCATCAATCTCTATTTGATCTTCTTCATCATCAAAGATAGTTTCTTTTTTTCTTTCCTTTTCTGTTTCCAGAAGCCAGCCACAGATATCATCTTCATGGTATCTCGTGTTTATAATCACGACACTACCATTTGGCATTAAACGTGTACGTAGACCAGCAGGATACCATTCCTTGATATATCTACGACCAGCTTCTGAAAACGCATCTTCTTCTGACATAACATCATCAAGAAGTGCAACGTGACAACCCCGACCAGCAATCTGTGAACGAACACCAGCGGCTATATATACACCATTCTGATTCGTCTGCCACTTACCAGCGGCACGTACATCAGAACGTAGGGTTGTTTCGGGAAAGATTTCTTTATAAAGGTCTGTATTTACAATATCCCTGACAGACCTACCAAAGTCAGAGGCAAGTTGATCAGAGTGAGACACAGATAGAATCTCATGATTAGCATGGTTTCCCATATACCAAGCAGGAAACATCTTGGAACATATAACAGACTTGGAACTACGAGGGGGAAGAAACACCATTAGCCGTTTAAGTTCACCCTTCTCCACCTTTTGTAGCCTATCAGATAGGACTTCAATATGTTTCCCCATCTTAAAGTCTGCAATAAGATAAGGAACCATAAGTTTAATAAAGGTAAGGAAGTTAGTACGGGCTTTAATAATAGCCTGTTCAAAAAGCTTCTCACGTAATTCTATATGTTTGTCTTTCATTAGTCTATGTCAGGAGTATGGCGAGGGGTTTTCTTACCGCCGCCAAGATAGTTGGGAGTATCACTTTTTCCCACCTTCCACGACTTTAAGCCCCAAAGTGTCTGCAAGACTTTCAATGTCTTTTTCAATTTTATCTTCACTGTCTGAATCAGAGAAATGAGACAATTTAACTTTCTGTTCAGACTTGTCCACAAACATTCCCAAATGTCTCGCAATGGTTTCCATACTACGATTTGCATTTGTGAAATCATTTTCTGACATAGCGTTTTCATAAACGCTTGATACTCTCTCCAAAACTTTATCAGCATTCCAGGCCATCCTTCTCAATGCCTCCTCTCTGAGGTTCTCTAATCTTTTCTTAATCTTCTTATTCGTATGTAAGGTAGCCCAAGCTCTTTGTCTAGTCTTAGAGTCAGTCTTACCAGGCGCATACCCCGCTTGTTTATACGCATGAACTATATCACCTGTCGCCATATATTCCATACAGAACTTTTCCTGGCGGGGGGATAACCCTCCAACCAGTTGAGAACGTGTAAAGAGCTTCAGTCTTTGCGGTGGATTTTCTAGCATTTTCTGTTGTTTCAATCTATAAGTTTCATCAGGTTGATCAGCTTTAGAATAATCCCTTTTCCGCAAAGACTTCTGCCCTGGACTACGGAAGATTCTTCGTCTTAGTTCCTTCCGCATCTCTTGTAAATCCCGACCAGCGGAATTAAACTTGCGTTCATTACATAATTCTTTTATCGTATCACGTAATTTATCTGTAGACCATTCCCCATAAATTATATGAACTTCTCTGTCTAAACCTTCTGTGTAATCTTGATCGGTAATACCCATAATCTATCTAGTATACCATACCATTCTTACGTTGCCTAGATTGTGAAGGGGTTAATTTTTTCCTATGATTGAGGGGACGTTTCCTGTTGCGCCTTCTCGTAGGGGTAGGTTTATAGTTATATTCACTAGATATTTTAAATTTTCTCACAGTTTTTTCCTCTTGACAAGTGGGTTAATTACCCGTATACTTCTAACACTTAGCATAGCAACACTTGCTTAATTTGAAAAGGAGAAATTAACTATGCGTATGTATAACGATATTGTTCCTGAATTTGAGTCGCTTGTTGATCAAATCAGTAACAGTTTTTTTAATTACGAAAATAAATTGTTCCCTGCTTTTGCGGAGCAAGCACAACGAGTTTACAACCAACTCCCTTGGAACGGGGCTACCCGCCCTTGTGTACACTATGGAGGAGACTACATTGTTACTGCTGATGACGATAATACCACTAGTTATTACCTTTATTTTTTGATTCCAGGTCATGATGAAACTTCAATCGAAGTTCTTCAGAAAGAAGGCTACCTCATTATCAAAACTAAAGATATCTCACCAGAAGATAACTCTACTTCTCCCTTTACTAATTATAAATATTATAAGAAAGTAAAGCTCACTCATCCTGATTATGAAGTTAAGGAAGCTATTCTAAAAAATGGTATCCTTAGTATCTATATTGAAGATATGAGTGAAGAGAGAGAAAAGATAAAGACAACTACCATCGAAGTTAAATCATCCAAAGATTAATTTATACTCCTCTGGTAATATCTTTATATCTTCCCTAAAAGAGTCAGTTACTATTTCTATAGCCTTTGGTTTTAGTTTGTAGTAATTGGCTCTTTTTATTTTAGCTTTCTTTTGATCCTGTACACCTTTGAATGAAGGGAGTGTTACCTTTGTTTTCTTATATACCTTATTCAACAAAGGACTACTCTTCTCATACGTAAAGATTTCATTTACTTCAGACAACCAGTTAACTTGGGGAGTGAACCTATAGCCACAGAAAGGAGCCGTATGGAGATGGTCATAAGCAGGATCATCAGTTAACCATTTAACAAACCCTCTACTCTTTAGCCTGTGCTGTTCCCTAATCGCTTCCTTTGTCTCTTTGATCCCCCTACACCATGCCAGCCTCTCATAGCTACCTTCCGTAAAGAACTCATACATCTCTATCATACGGTCAAAGGGATTACGTATAACCCCAAAGGTAAATAACTTATCCCATTCCTTTGCTCCTATCTTATTCTTAATATCAATAGAATAACAAAAATAGGGAAGTATATCTTTCTCACCTTTATATTCATTCTTTGGGTTGTTATCAGGAATATAAGTCTCTAGAGTTTCTGCTACCTGATCTACCGCTAGAGGATGGTTAACAAATAGTATCTTCTTTTTCTCATTAGCTACAAACATCTACCTTAATTCCTATTCTTTAAATTCTGGATATCTTGTTCCACCATATCCGATATTAATTCTTTTAAAGAAACTGTTGGTTTCCATTGTAAATTCTCCTCTATCTTATCTGAATTACCACAAAGATAAGCAACATCAATAGGCCGATAAAACTCAGGGTTTACTTCTACTAGAACATCTCTTGTTCCGTTGTTATTCCTTACACCCTTTTCCTGTACGCCACTACCCCTCCATTCCAGGGATACGCCTACCTTTTGAAAAGCTTGAGTTACAAAAGTTTTAACAGAATGGGTATCTCCCGTAGCCACTACATAGTCTGTTATGCTATCTCCTTCTGCTTTGTTTAACATAAGCTGCATGGCTTTAATATATTCCCTGGCATCTCCCCAATCTCTTTTAGCCGCTAGATTTCCTAGCTGCAAGGGACGATCAAAAGGTACACGATTTAAAGCATAGTTAGCTACATACTTGGTTATCTTACGAGTAACAAAGTCTACCCCTCTTCTAGGAGACTCATGATTAAAGAGGATACCATTAACAGCATGGATATCATGAGCTTTACGATAATTAACCACAGTTTGATAGGCTGCCATCTTAGCAACAGCATAAGGAGATTCAGGATTAAAGGGAGTATTCTCTGTCATCTTCCTTACTTTTCTACCATTAACTTTTATATTTCCATATAGCTCTGAAGTCGAAGCTTGGTAGAATCTAAATGAGTTTTTAAAATGGGTGTGGAGAGACTGTAGTAGCGCGATAACACCAAGAGCATTAATTTGATGAGTAACAGTAGGGATACGAAATGAATCCCCTACATGTGATTGAGCAGCTAGATTATATACTTGGAGATAGTTCCCTAGTTTAAGGACATTCTGTACATCATCATAAACTTCTTTTACAAATTTTTCTATTGATGCCGCATCCATTAGATCAAAGTGTACTAGTTTTAAAGCATAAGGATATTTATCCATTAACCCAGAGATACGTTCAAGGTTATGGGGAGTAGTCGAGGTATGCCGTATCCCTCCATAGACCTGTACACCCTGCTCCAATAAATCTTCGGCAAGGTATGAACCGTCCTGTCCTGTAATACCTGTAATGATTGCGACTTGTTTCATTTTATTTTCTCCATAGTATATAGGTATCCTAAAAATAAACTAAAGGGGGGTATTTCGCAAGACCTAAAATTTTGAAATTTATGTCAGTGTATATACGATAACACGCCAGACCCCCTAGTTTTTTCCCCCCCTATCCAGAATAACCCTACTTTCGATGTGGGTATTTAGGCAGAAAAATCCCTAGACCTTTCGATGGTCTAGGGAAATTCCTAGCTAGATATTAGGGCCGTGACTTAGCTCAACTTATAAACCGTTGAGTTATTAACTTCCCGCTTTTCTAACTTCTGCCCTTTCAACAGATCATTTTCTTTTTTGTTTTGGATAGCCTTCTGAAAATCTTTTTGTTCTAGCACTCTTTTGCTAATCCAAATAGAAGCCCTTAACTGAATTCCCTCAGCCAATGGTGCAACTATATTCTTATAGGCAATTTTACCATCTGGCTTGGCTTCTAAGTCAGACAATTGGATGGTATCAGAAAAGGCTACTGGAATCCCAGCAGGGCCTTTAGCTACTGGGGATTTTTTATTCGCAGCTTTGGTTACTTTTTTTACCACTGTACTTCTCCTATCAGTGGGTTAAGTGGCTTTCGTTCATCTACTAACCATGATGACCATTATGCACATCGGCCCTTTGGCTTCAAACATTATTTTCCATTATTATTTCACACAGTGAAACGCTTAAATTATACGATTTTAAAATATTTTTCTCATACATGCATACAAACACCGACAGGTTCGCTCTGATTTATTACATAATATCAATTACTTAGACGATCTGCCTTATATTTAAGGGAATGTCAAGTATTATATATAAGTTAGGGGAAGGTATTTAGGGGAAGGGGAATATAAATTTAAGGTGTGACTATAGGACATATTATT